GTGATATCACTGACCCTGAAAAAGGACGTGACCTTGTTATCGAATTAAGTAAATCTAAGACACCTGCGGGTAAAGAGTATACAAGTATCTCTACAATCATGTACGATGACCCAACTCCTGTTCACGAAGACAAAGCTCAAGCTAATGTTTGGATTAATGACGAGATGACTTGGTTAGATGTATATTCTAAAAAACCTGTTGACTATCTTGAAGCGATTGCTCGTGGAGAAACTCCAAAATGGGATACTGAAAAAGGTGGATATGTATATTCAAATAATGATGAATTGACCACATCTATTGGCGGGAGTAAAACAACCAAAATTGTTGACCCACAATTAAATGACGAAGCTGACGGAGAGTTACCTTTCTAAATAAATTATTAAAAAAAAATCTGACGGGAGCAGTTTATTGTTCCCGTTTTTTTGTTTATATTTTATAAAAAAAAACACTATGAAACCATTTATCGCAGAAAAATTAAAAACAGCTTTAATAAAAAAATACGAGGCTGAGATATCAGATTCTGAAGCAAGATTATACATTTATTTCAGTAGCTCAGTTGGTATTGGAGAACATCCACAACATACAGAAGAAATGGATAATTTAGTTGAAAAATTAACAAACGCAAAAGACAAACTACAAACAATTATAAATTTTAATATTTATGGGGAAAATGGCAATTAAAAAAAACGACTTTAACTCAGTAAAGAAAAAATTCTCTACTTCTGCTAAATACAAACCACAAAGATTTTTTGACTTAGGTTCGGACTTCTTAGACGCGGTTGGACTACCAGGTCCTGCAATTGGACACTTAAATATGTTCTTGGGTCACTCTGACACAGGAAAAACAACTGCGTTAGTTAAAACTGCCGTTGATGCCCAAAAGAAAGGTATTCTACCTGTATTCATCATTACAGAACAGAAATGGTCGTTCGAGCACGCTAAATTAATGGGGTTTGAATGTGAAGAAGTTGTTGATACTGAAACAGGAGAATTAGATTGGGATGGATTCTTTATATTTAACAATAATTTTGAATATATTGAACAAATTACTGATTATATTAATTCGTTACTTGACGCTCAAGAAAAAGGAGAATTAGATTATAGTTTATGTATAATGTGGGATAGCGTGGGCAGCGTACCATGTAAAATGACTTTTGATGGAAAAGGTGGGAAACAACACACGGCCGGAGCGTTATCAGATAAAATTGGTATGGGTATTAATCAAAGAATTTCAGGAAGTAGAAGGTCAGATTCAAAATATGAAAACACTTTAATTATCGTAAATCAACCTTGGGTGGAGTTACCGGATAATCCATTTGGTCAACCTAAGATTATGGCAAAGGGCGGCAATGCTATTTGGTTAAATTCTTCATTAGTATTTTTATTTGGTAATCAAAAAGGTGCTGGAACAAATAAGATAACCGCCACCAAAGATAAAAGAAGTATCAAATTTGCGATTAGAAGTAAAGTTTCGGTCTTAAAAAATCACATTAACGGATTGGGTTATGAAGATGGCCGTATTATTGTAACCCCACACGGATTTTTGGCGGGTAAAGATTCTACTGAAGAGAAATCAAATATTGAAAAATATAAAAAAGAATATGCTGACTATTGGAAAGAAATAATTGGAACTGATGGTGATTTTGATTTGAAAGAAGAAAAAGAATAAAAAAAATTGATACTATTACTACTTTTAAGTATTTTTAAGATATTTATATAATATGGGAAGAAATAAGATTGATGAAGATAAAAAAAAAATAAAGGTTTCGGTTGCGGTTGACCCCGAACTGCCACAACACTTTAAAGATAAATCTATAAATTTATCTTCCCTTGTTAATAAATTATTAAAAGAATATATTAAAAATGGAAACTAAAGTTTGTACTAAGTGTGGTATTGAGAAATTACTATTGGAATATAACGTATGTTCAAGAGTAAAAGATGGTAGAAAGGCGGAATGTAGAGAGTGTCAAAGACTTGGAACTAAGGAATATAAACTTAAAAATAAGGAAAAAATAAAAGAATATAATTCTAAATGGAATTCTGAAAACAAATTTTATTATCAAGAATATCGTAAAATATGGGATGTTGAAAATTATGATAAAGTTTTAGAAACAAGAAAAAGATTCAAAGAAAAAAACCCTGATTATATTAATGATTATAATAAACAAAGAAAAAAAGAAGATATTCTATTTAGACTTAAAACTAACATTAGAACTTCAGTCAATCGATATTTAAAATATCGGTCAAAACATACTTTCGAAATTGTTGGATGTTCTCCACAATTTTTAAAAGAACATTTAGAAGCCCAATTTATTGATGGTATGACTTGGGAAAATAGGAGTGAGTGGCACATTGACCACATCATTCCGTTATCATCGGCAAAAACAGAAGACGAACTTTATATGTTATGTCATTATAAAAATCTTCAACCATTATGGGCGGAAGACAATTTGAAAAAAAGTAACAAGATTTTATATTAATTTAAATCACAAATGTGATTAAGACATTACTAGTAGACGGAGATAATTTATTTAAGATAGGATTCCACGGAGCAAAAGACGTGTTTAACGACGGAGCTCATGTGGGTGGAGTATTTCACTTTGTGAGTATACTCCGTAAATTTCTTAATGAACACAACCATGATAAAGTTGTTGTGTTTTGGGACGGAGATTCAAATTCGTCCATCAGAAAATCTATATACCCCCAGTATAAGGCGAACAGACGACAAGACGATATGAATGAATATAAGTACGAATCGTATTTGTATCAGAAGTCTCGAATCAAACAATATCTTGAGGAGATATTTGTAAGACAGGTTGAGATGCACGACAATGAGGCAGATGACTTAATTGCTTATTATTGTAAGATATCTAAAGACGAGAAGATTATCATTTTTTCTGCGGATAAAGACCTTACACAGCTTATCTCTGAACATGTGACAATCTATTCACCTATCACAAAACAGTACTTTAAAAATGGAGATATGATATCTATGAACAAAGTGGATATACCTCACTACAATGTATTGTTGACAAAGATATTCACGGGGGACAAATCAGACAATATTGAAGGAATACAGGGACTTGGAGAAAAAACATTAGTTAAGTTTTTCCCTCAGGTGCAGAAGAAACCTTGTACTATGGAAGAAATTTTAGATTGTGCTCGAAATCTTTTGCAGGACAAACCTTCAAAAACATTCACAAATCTTTTGACTGGTAAGACAAAATCAACTATACTTGGTGAAGAGTTTTATACAACAAACAAAAAGATAGTCGACCTTACAAACCCTTTAATCACTACCGATGGAAAAAAATTAGTTGAACAAATTTTAACTGACACTATAGACCCTACAGATAGGGGATATAAAAATTTAATGAGAATGATGGTGGAAGATGGACTTTTCAAATATCTACCAAAAAATGACGAGGCTTGGGTAAACTTCCTAACACCTTTTATGAAATTAACAAGAAAAGAAAAAAGAAACACAAAAAAAAATTAATTATGAAAGAACAAGACAGCACTAAAATAGAATTTTTATTAACATTAAACGATAACATCGTTGTTCAAAGATTCTTTAATGTCAGAGGGTATAACCCAAAGGCAAAAAATTCCGTAGACTTATACGACTTTATCTCACAATTTAAAAGAGAACTTGAGTATCACCTAAAAATGAAAACAGTAATTTATATGATGGACAATATGAATTTAATTATCAATGACCCGTTAATCATGGAAACATCCCTTACTGAAGGTAGTGAACAATTCAATATTTATCTTAAAATTGGTGAACAGACAATTTGTCATAGATGTATTGATGGAAAAAAATTCCCACCAAAAGTTCGTTATACTGTTGACGTAAGACCATTTTTAAAAAACATGTTAAAAGAATTAACTGACATTTTTTCCGAACAAAAATTAAGTTTAGAATATTTGGGATTTGACTTAAACAAGTGAATATTTAATAAAACAGACGAGAGAAATATATCATATGAACAAAAACTTTGACTACTTAGGAAACACATTCCAAATCCAACTTTTAAACCAACTTATTGTAAATAAAGAATTTTCAACATCAATTATGGATGTTATTGAAACGACATATTTTGATAACAAATACTTTAAGATTATCTTGCAAATGACCAAGGAGTATCACACCAAATACCAATCTACCCCTAATTTTGATACTCTCGAACAAATTGTAAAATCTGAGATTTCACAAGAATTGGTTGCAAAAATTGTTATTGACACTATTAAAAAAGTAAAAGATGCTCCGTTTGAGGGTACACAATTTGTTCAAGAAAAAGCGTTGAAGTTTTGTAAACAACAAGAACTACAAAAGGCGATGGACAAAGCCCAAAAAATTATTACTGAAGGTGACTTTGAATCTTATGACAAAGTTGAGAGTTTGGTTCGTGAAGCGTTACAGGTTGGGGAAAAAGATACTGGAACTCTTGATGTTTTTTCTAATCTTGAAACAGTCCTTGATGAGGATTTTAGACATCCAATTCCATTAGGAATACCTGGTATTGACAGATTGCTTAAGGGAGGTCTTGCAAAGGGTGAAATTGGGGTTATCCTTGCACCGACAGGTGTTGGTAAAACTACCATCTTAACAAAGATTGCCAATACCGCGTTTAATCTTGGGTATAATGTTCTCCAAATTTTTTTTGAGGACAATCCAAAAATTATACAACGTAAACATTTCACACTTTGGACTGGAATTGAACCTGATAATTTAGTAAAACACAAAGACGAGGTTATGTCTAAAATTACAGAAATTAAAGAAACCATGAAGAATGAGTTAATTATGAAAAAACTACCTTCAGATTCTATAACTATGAATCAGATTAAAAACCAAATCAGAAAAATGATTGCTGACGGAACAAAAATTGACTTGGTACTTTTAGATTATATTGATTGTATTGTACCGGAAAGTACAAGTAAGGACGAGTGGAAAGCTGAGGGTTCAGTTATGAGAGGTTTTGAGGCAATGTGTCACGAACTGTCATTAGTTGGATGGACGGCAACACAGGGTAACAGAAGTTCTATATCTTCTGAGGTTGTAACCAACGACCAAATGGGAGGTTCTATTAAGAAAGCACAAGTTGGACACGTTATCATTTCCGTGGCAAAAACTTTACAACAAAAAGAAATGAATTTGGCAACAATAGCAATTACCAAATCACGTATTGGTAAAGATGGGGT